TCTTGATATCACTATTTTTTGGAGTCTGTATGATTGGATTCATCAGCGCTCTGTTCAAAGCAGTCTATCTTTTCTTTAACTAATATGAACACACAACGAACAATACTAAAGGTTGAAAATAACGAGGTTGGAAAAACAATAATCTTTCATTTGAGGCGTGAGGTAAAAACTCATAATTTGAGAGAGCGTTTGAAAGAGATGGAGTCTCCAGACTATGTTGGAAAATTTAAACGAGTTGACCTCTATGGCCGCCTTGGAAAAAATAATCCAAATCGTCACAAATATTCTATTTCTAGTCGTCGCTCAATCTTTCGCAGCCACACTAGAATTCGTTTAGAAGATGCATCACACATTGCAGTCTATGTAAACAACGTCGTGCGCTCTAAGTTTGGTGGTTATACTCTCGTCTGTTCATGATTCCAGTTTTTCCCTCTCATAAGACTACACTCGTATTGACTGCAGGCTTTCAACCATGTGGATTTTTTTCTGCTCGGTCTGCAATTCGAAACATGATGGTTGGAGGCGTAAAAGCCTATGACCAGTATGGAAACATACGAGACTGGAGCAGCTGGATAGCAAACGATGATCATCTCAGTCCAAACAATCCTGCGCTGAGAAGCGTCGACACATTGTGGGCAATTCCTACAATTGTAGTGGTGCCAGGCTATTTTGGTCACTACAAGCAAGGCAAAAAGCAGCCGCGCGCAATCAACCTTCGTCAGCTGTATTATATCTATGGAGGAGAATGTCAATATTGCTTAAAGAAAATTCCATACACTTCTGCGACTCGTGATCATCTCATTCCTCGCAGTCGTGGAGGCGGCAACAACGACGACAATATCGTTCTGTCTTGCAAAAAGTGCAATACCAAAAAATCAAACAAGTTTCCATATTTCAACATTCATGGCTCAGAGGTAAAACCTAAGATGCTAAAAGACATCGAGTTTAGCGCGCTTAGTGAAAAAGTTACGATTCGCGATGAATGGAAGGATTTTTTACAATATAAATAAATCACTTATAGATAAAAAAGATGTTTACATATGAGAGAGTTTAGTGTATAATGTCTCTGTAAGCAACAAGAAACAAAAGTTTCATAACTAAATGCCACATCAACTGCTACTGAAAGTTGAGAACGTCCGTGGTTGTACGGCTTGGATCACTCAGTGATGCGATGTCAAAGGTTTGTATATAGGAGTTTTCGGTCCCTATAAAAAGTCATAGTCGATTGTAGTTGCAGCGCATTGCGCTCCTCATCGACATGCCAATATGATTAACCGATAAATTTTTCCCTCCTGTAGCTCAGTGGTAGAGCGGATTCTTTGCTCATTTTTATAAATAACTATATGAATGACCATTCCTTGTGCCCAGTATGTAATAGAGAAATTTCAAAATTTGCCTATTCTAGACATGCAAGGGCATGTGAAAATGGAAAAATAAAAGATAAATTACCTCCAAGTGAAAAACTACCAAATGGTAAAACTATTCGTTGGATGGAATCTATGAATGCCCGCAAAGGAAATGGAACAAATCAGTATACTAAAGCAATTAAATTAAATTTGCCAAAACCAATTGCAGTGGAAGTTTCTAATGAAACGCGACAAAAGATGTCTGCATCAGCTAAAGCTAGGAGCACTTCAGAATTAAGAAAAAATATGTCAGATCATGCTAAACGTCGTGGTCTTGGTGGTAAATTTGTTAATACTAAATGCGAATATAATGGACATAAATTTGGTTCTTCTTATGAAGTATGTGTTGCAAAATCTTTAGATAGTAATTCCATAAGATGGATAAAGCCAAAAAAATTCGATTATATCGATCCATTCAATAAAAGTAGACAATATACACCAGATTTTTATCTGCCAGATTTTGATGTATATCTAGATCCTAAAAATGATTTTCTTATCAATAACATTAATCCATCTATGGGGTTTAGTGATTGCGAAAAAATTAAAATTGTTGAACAGACCCATTCAATACGAGTTTTAATTCTCGATAAAACAATGCTTACATGGGATAAAATTCAAGAACAAATTTTTAATGCTAGAGTGTCCTGAATTGGTTAAAGGTCCTTCTTTATAAGGGGGTAGAATCGGTCATCGAGCCGTATGTGGGTTCGAGTCCCACCTCTAGTACCACTTTCGCACGTTGGCAGAGAAGTTATGCAGTGGTCTGCAAAACCGCCTAGTCCAGAGCGTTACTGGAACGTGCGTCCATCTACAACACCTGCTCATATCGTCTAACGGTTAGGACTTACGGTTTTCATCCGTACAATCGGGGTTCGATTCCCCGTGTGAGTACCAATAAATAATATACAATGAAAATAGTCATTCGCACCTCAACATACATCAAGGTCGGTCAATTTTACCTTTCAGTAAAACTACCGCTTAAGAGCGGTGAACACAAGTTTAGAGTCACTCGCGATCATTCACGCTTTCAAAACTATTTTGAAATGCATGCTCTAGGATTCACGCTAGGTCGCATGTGGTCTACTCATGCCCAACGCGTACGTGAGAAGCGTTGGTTAAATTCACTTGACGAATAATACTATGAAAATATACATCGAAAAATGGACGACTGAAACTGTACACACTGGAAAGTTATTTAGCGTTGACACTGAAAAGTTGAGAGAACTCTATGATGAATATGCAGGTCTCTCTGACGAAGAACTCGTTGAACTCGTGAGCGAAGATTCTGAATGCGGTGGTCTTGATTGGCATGAACAGTACGAAGACGCCTTGTCTGCATGCGACATTTCTGGAGAAAACAGTCTAGTAAAGATTCATACATCAGAGACGCTGCAAGAAGATCTAGAATGGAATGCCTGGCACAGGGGTCGTCTTACTCTCAATGAAGAATATATAGACATTGATACGGAAAATTTTGAGGAGTTTGTCTCTAAAATTCCTCACTATAAATAATTTCACAATCCGACTTAGCTCAGCGGCAGAGCAGATGACTGTTAATCATCGGGTCCGTGGTTCGATCCCACGAGTCGGAGCCAATTTTTTTATTGTAATTTGTAAGTTAAATGTTCGTTTTGTATAAATAAACTTATGGATTACAAACAGATATATAATCGCCTAATAGAATATAGGCGTCAAAATATCTTAACGTGTGGCTATATTGAACGTCATCATATAGTCCCAAAATCATTGGGAGGCACTGATGATGAATCAAACATTGTAGCACTATCTGGTCGTGAACATTATATTGCGCATTTGCTTCTTTCAAAATTTAATCGATGCAGCCAAACTGCATATGCTCTTTGGGCAATGCAAATGAAATCTTCAAAAACGTGTGATCGACCATGCATTAAAAGTGGTCGTATGTATGAATGGGCACGTAAAGAATTTATTAAATATGCATCTCATCGATTTAAAATTACTTCAAAGGGAGAATGCAATAGTCAGTATGATACAAAATGGATAACAAATGGTATTGTTAATTTGAAAGTTTCTAAAGATTATATTGTTTCCGAAGAATGGAAATTTGGAAGAACTGTAAAAAAGAAACAAAAACATTTTACATGCGCAGCTTGCAATTCAACATTTTCAAATAAGAAAAAGAAAAAATATTGTTGCAAACAATGTGAGAATAATTCGAAACCAAATATCATTAAAGACAACTTTGATAATCTAAAATTAGAATATGAAAAACATAAATGTTTAAGTAGAGCATTTAATTCTGTTGGTATAGCATACAATAGCAATCTTTTTAAAAAATTTATTGATTTATACAATCACGCCGAAGTCGCATAGTGGTCGATTGCACCGGATTTGTAATCCGGTTTGGAAACATCATCGTGGGTTCGAATCCCACTTTCGGCTCCAGTTTAAAGTGCATCCATAGCTCAGTTTGGTTAGAGCACACGATTGATAATTGTGGGGTCGTTAGTTCGAGTCTAACTGGGTGTACCATATTTTTACGGGTAAAGGCCGACTGGCGAGGCGCTTGCTTTGGGAGCAAGTTTAGTTGAGTTCGATTCTCAATTACCCGACCATTTTTTATTAGGGGGTTTAGCTCAGTTGGTAGAGCGTCTGCTTTGCAAGCAGAATGTCATCGGTTCGAATCCGGTAACCTCCACCATTATACGTCATTGGTGTAACGGTAGCACAAAGGTCTCCAAAACCTTTTGTCACAGTTCGAATCTGTGGTGACGTGCCATAGAGGTATAGTGTAACGGTTAGCACCACAGATTTTGATTCTGTTTGTCGAGGTTCGAATCCTTGTACCTCTACCAACTTTGCCGCTAGAGAGGTGCACGGGCTCCATGCCCGGTACATAGACACAAATGACGTGCAGGACTGCATATGCGGGTGCGTACGGGAATGTGTCTATGTCGCCTCTCTAGACGGCTCAATTTTCAATCGCGGGGCAGTCAGTAGTGGTGCTGAACTAGTCTCATAAGCTAGGCTTCGGTGTGGGTTCGACTCCCACCCCCGCAACCAATTTTTTTAATGGGCGGTTCGCATAGCGGCAATTGCGTTTCATAGGATGTGACTTTAGAACGCTAAACAAGCATAACTCCTTTGATGTAGCAACAACACCTGTTAAGCCCTGAGCATGGCACAAGAATAAAAGCTCATCACTTTCGCATAAATAGTATTATGATTATATCATTTAAACAGTATTTTATACGAGAAAGTTTTATTGATAAACTCAAATCAATTTTTAGTAAAAAAATAACCCATGATATTAAAATAGATATCGATAGTTACTTGGATGAGATATATGTATATCTTATTGATGATAGAATAAAAATCGGTACATTTACATTTAAACACGATAATAAAAATTTAAAAGCTATAGATATTTGGGTATCTAAAGAGCACAGAGGTAAGGGACTAGCAAAAATGGTTTATGATATTTTATCGAAACGTGGTTATAAAATATATCGTAGCTCAGATCAAACTGCTGCTGGTAAGCATTTTTGGGATAAAAATAGACCCAACTCTAAACCTGGTTCTATTTGGTAGATATATTTTTGCCTTTTAAGGGGTAAAGAATAGAGATACAAAAACAGTTTTAACTTAGTATATAAAATACTAGATTCCGTGTGGGTCAATAACCATACATTGCTAAATGGGTAGATGCCCGAGTGGCTAAAGGGGGCAGACTGTAAATCTGCTGGCTAACGCCTACGCTGGTTCGAATCCAGCTCTGCCCACCATTTTTATAAATAGTAGTATGAACGCATTTAATTCTACACAACCAGACAGTCTAGTTGAAGCTGCAAAGCAAATTCTCGAAAAGGTCGCTATTGCACCAGTCACTGGCTTTGGACGGTCTGTTCCAGAAAGCGTTCAAGATTATCTGCAAACAATTTTAAATTCTGCCGACACGCCCCGTGGGTCAATCACACACGCCAAATTTTTCGACTCTGGCTATACTGGTGTCTCGTTTGAGATTGGTGGACAAGAGTATACGCTCACTATGAGCATGGGCAAGATGGGTGCTGATGACTATATTCGCGGCAATATGGCACTCGCCAAAACCGGCACACACAAGCCAATCCTCTCAATTAGAGGTGGCGACAGCCCGAACAGTGTCTTTCCAACAATGGCTGACATTGGTAAAATGACACGTGCTGTGTCTGACCTGATCAAACGTTAAGTCTTTCAATGTATAGTGTAGTGGTAGCACGCCCCAAGCAAAGGGTTTCTTGTCCGATAGGATAGGCGACAACGCCGAGGCGATGGTTCGATTCCATCTACATTGTCTATTTTTTGCGTCATAAGTGTTACGGCAGCACATTAGACTTCCACTCTGAAGGCGTGAGTTCGACCCTCACATGACGCACCAATTTCAATGGGGCAGAGCTTAGCGGCTTTATTCTCCTCATGCCCTCTACGCTTGATGGGTGCACACTAGACAGCGCATGGTTTAAACATGATACGAGAATACCCCACCATTTTTCCCTGCCATTGTAGGCATTGATCCTACAATGAGCATTGAGGCTAAGAACGGGATGGCAACCCGGTGACGCCGAATGTAATCCGACGCACATTAAACTAGTCTTGGAATTAGCCACCAAGATGAAATAGTCACTGCGTTTCTTCAAGTTGACTCTGGTCAATTATTCGGTAGTGGGGAAAACACTTTGCGAGAGGGATCATACGGAGATCGCTAGGCCCATAGTCTAGAGTGGAGGTTAAAGCCCTCCCCCTCGCAATTCGTATCATGCGCGAATCCAAATATGTCATGACGCAGCTAGGTGTGGTTCCTAGCTAGCCCCAGCCCTGGGTGAGTGTAGCAGCAATCTGTCATGGGCAAATTTTCTCTATACCAGGCTTAACTTCGGGATCTTTTTTCACTTTTATGAAAAAAGTTGTGTACTTTCTGTGCGTTTTATGCTATAATAACCATGTAAGCAACACCAACCACAATATGAAAAACAAATCTTCAATATTTCTCTTATTAGGACGCGTAGACTATGAAGGCGACGTCGTATTAGGAGCTTATAGCTCACTTAAAAAAGCAAATTGCGCACTAGATGCCTATAAGGCTAAGGTTGATGCTGATCGTGTCAACAATCGTTATGAAAATACTGCGTATGATGATTATGTTATAAATGAATGTGAGGTCAATGCTGAAGTCTGATCTTTTGAGAAACTCCAATACAATATGAAACAGGACATCGACTAAGACCGCATGAAAACAAAACAATATTCGATTGTATTTCACAATGATGAATGCTATATGGAAGCAATGGCGTTAAGCGACATTCACACCTATAACGATGCCGATGCTGCAGAGATTGAGCTTTTCTGGAACAGCAAACGTAAACGTGACAACGCGGTTCGTCTTCTTAAGCAACATGACATTACAGTAGACACCTTTGACTTTAATTAAATATGAAAAACGGGAACGTAGCTCAGTGGATTAGAGCAAGGGATTTAATTTATAAATAATAGTGTATGGGTATATAATGTAATGGATAGCATCAGGGTCTTCTAAATCCTTCGCCTAGGTTCGAATCCTAGTATACCCACCAATTTAAAAACACTATTATGAATAAATGTAAACACTGTAAAGAAGAATTTGATTTGTGCGATAAACCAAGTGGATGGATGGCAAACCATAGTAGATGGTGTAAAGAAAACCCAAAAAGAACTGAATATAAAAATGGTTCATTAAAGGCTGTTGCTGCTATGAATTTAGCGAAAAAAGAATCTGGAATTACTAATCAATATGATAAAGCAAAATCTGAGGGAAAGCAAATAGTTTCGCCGTTAATTAATAATAACTATTGGAAAGGAAGAAAACATACTGAAAAATCTAAACAATTGATGAAAGAAAAGGCGCTTTCTTCACCTCATAGAAGATTAAGAAGAGGAATTATTGAATATAATGGAATAATGTTAGATTCTTCATGGGAATTAGAACTCGCTAAACGTTTAGATGAATGTAATATTACTTGGCTTAGACCAAGTCCATTGCCATGGATTGATAAAGATGGTATAACACATAATTATTTTCCAGATTTTTATCTTCCAGAATATAATCTATATCTAGATCCAAAAAATCCCCAAGCAATTAAAGTTCAAAATGAAAAATTAAAATGTTTGTTAAATCAATATGACAATATTGTTATTCTAAATTCTTTAGAATCATGTAAGAATTATAATATCTCTAATAAATAAAATTTCGGTACTGTGGTGGTATCGCTTACAGGAGCATGAGGTCCCTAAAGTCGAACAATTATCTCGTCGACAACCTCTAAATTTTCTATGGCTGTGTGATGAAATTGGTAAACATTGCGAACTTAAAATTCGTTGCCTTATGGCTTGTCGGTTCGAGTCCGACCATAGCTACCATCTTTAAAAGATTATGAATACAGAACATATTAAAAGTTTGATTGACGCCGAAGTAGAAGCGCTACTCTCTGAGATGAATGAACTTAGAGAGCGAATAGCCAAACTTGAGCATGAATCATTTCGTCGATCGCTGAATGTTCATCAACATATTGGGCAATACATAGATCACGAACAAAAAGAAAACGGACCAGTTTTATAATGAAAGGGGCTTGTAGCTCAGCGGTAAGAGCAGGGGTCTATGATTGTATAAATAGAATTATGTTCTATACAATCTATAAAACTACAAATCTAATCAATAATAAATTTTATATAGGTAAACATCAAACTGCTAATCCAAATGATTCGTATTATGGTTCCGGAAAGGCAATCAAGGAAGCTATATTAAAATATGGTAAGGAAAATTTTCAAAAAGAAATATTGTTTATTTTCCAAACAGAAGAGGAGATGAATGCAAAAGAAAGAGAATTGATTACTGAAGAATTTGTAAATTGCAAGGACACTTATAACATGGGAGTCGGCGGTGAAGGTGGATCACATTTTAAAGGCAAATCTCATTCAAATGAAACTATTTCACAAATTAAAAAAACTTTAAATTCCAGTGATAATAAACAAAAATTTATTGATGCTGGAAAACGTGGTGGTTCTTCATCAAAAGGTAGAAAACTTAGTGAAACTGCAAAGCAAAATATTTCGAAAGCAGCAAAATTAAGAAAGCCGATGAGCGAAGAAACAAAACAAAAAATTTCAAATTCTTTAAAAAATCGAAATATTTCTAAGAACTAAATTTCTATAAAGGCTCGTAGCTTAGCGGTGAAAGCGTCCGACTCATAATCGGGTGACCCTCGGTTCGAATCCGAGCGGGCCTACCATTTTTAATAAGAACCCAACCGGGCCCACCATTATAAATATCATGACATGGTTTTACGTGCACTGCTATTCATTACTAGTCTACTTGTGGCTGGATGTGCCGCATGGTTTTCAGTACTTGGCATTGCTACACTCTTTAGTGGTAGCTATGTTTCAGTGCTCATCATGGCAAGTGCACTAGAGATTGGCAAACTTGTAGCGACGACCTATTTGCATCACTATTGGGCATACACATCAGCGCTCTTAAAGGGCTATCTCGTCACTGCGACACTCGTACTCATGTGTATAACTTCACTCGGTATTTTTGGTTATCTATCGTCTGCCTATGCTGTAAACTCAATACAATTTTCTAACATCGACTCCCAGGTTGGGTCTCTTCAAGAACGTAAGAGCGGCATCGACTCTGAAGTCTCACAAATCAACTCACGAATAGAGACACTAAACGCTGCGCGGCGGTCACAAGAAGAACGCTTGCCAAAGATGTCTGCGGCAAATGCACGACCAATCTATGCCGATATTGAAAGAACAGCGGCTGAAATGCAAGCACAGCGCGAGAGAATAGTTCAACTGCAAGACAGCAAGAGAGAGCTTGACACACAAATACAAGAGCTAAAACTCAAGATGTCGGCATCAAAAGACATTGGAACGTTTAAGTTTATTGCCGATCAGTTTAATCTGCCGCTCGATACAATCGTAATGGCCTTTATATGCATAATCATTGCTGTGTTTGATCCACTTGCAATTGCACTGCTGCTGTCATACAACAGCACACTTTCCAAAACACTCATGAAAGACAAGTCAGTTGATGTTTCAAATCGCATCTATGACCTGTCTGACGGCTTATAAATTTTAGGGTAGATGGCTGAGTTGGTCTAAGGCGCTCGACTTGAAATCGAGAGAGGTTTAATCGCCTCCGTGGGTTCGAATCCTACTCTACCCGCCATTTTGGAACGTTGACTGAGTGGTCGAAAGTGTTTCCCTGCTAAGGAAATGTAGGGGCAACTCTACCGTAGGTTCAAATCCTACACGTTCCGCCAACACATATAGATACTTTTATGGGGAGTTAGCTCAGCGATAGAGCATCTCGTTTACACCGAGTCGGCCGGGGGTTTGAATCCCTCACTCCCCACCACTTCTCCCCCTGAAAAACAAAATGAACTATAATATGAAAAAACAAACACAAATCGTTAAAGTCGGACTTATTGCAGCACTTGCTGCTCTTAACTATGCCTATGCAGGCCCAATCGAAGACGCTCCTTCAGCATTCACGCCGGTGACGCTTGAAACTGGCTACTCTTCTGATAAGGTTTGGCGTGGTGCTGATCTAGGTGCAAATGAAGCAAATGCAATCGTCAAAACGACAACTGAACTTCCTGCGGACGTTTCGTTGGCACTTAGCGCTGACTATGCAAACGCTGAAACAACTGGGAAGGACGAAGCTACTGAGCTCTCTGCAATCTTTTCTAAGAGTGTTGCTGACTATCTCGTATCTTTGAGCTATACCTGGTATTCGCAAGACTATGCAGGACAGGAAGGACAATCGCAAGAAGCTGGCTTGACTGTATCACGTGCAGTTGGTCCAATCGATCTTTCGCTTACTCAGTATGTCGGACTTGTTGGTGACAATAACAGCTATAGCGAACTTGCTGCAACATACAGTGATGATTTTGGATCTTCATTGATGCTTGACTTTCGCGCTGAGCTTGGCTATCTCGCTCAAGAAGGACAGTGTACTCACTTTGAGACCACTGTGTCGACTGACATTCCAGTTGTGCAAGGCGTGACCGCTGTTCCGTTTGTCTCATACTCACTTGGTCTTGATGACTCGGTTGGTGTGCATTCAGACATGAAGAATCTTTTCTTCGGTGGAATTGAGTTTAAGAAGACATTCTAATATTATAAGAATATAAAACAAAAACGGAGCCTTCTCTATGTTGGCTCCGTTTTTTATTTGGGCAAGTGGTGTAATGGTAGCCACGCGGGTTTTAGAAGCCCGTGCAGTGATGCGTGAGGGTTCAAGTCCCTCCTTGCCCACCAACTTAATAGTTAGTCTTGCCAAAGCTGTAAAGCATTGGATTATCACTTGATCCGGTGCCGGTTGTAGTGACATCCTTTTTAGCTGGAGTAAATGCATAAATCTCACGTTGAGCACGATCTGCATCAATCCATACTTCTTTATAGTTGCTGTCGCGAATGAGCAGCATTGGCGCGCCATGAATATGAGCATAGCCAACACACTCTCCGCGAATGCTGTCAGAGCCAGAGTGAACTTCAAGATATTTTCCAAAGAGTGGAAACTTGTCTACTTGTCTGTTTACAGTATCGACAAATGAACCAAAATCGTCTTTGCTTATGAGATCTTTTCCAATGTAGATGCCTTTGCCTTTGGCACGATAGCTCGGAAAGGTTACAATGCCTTCGCTTAATTGTTCTTGAGACAACACATGTGCAGCGGCAGAAACCAATGGGTCTTCTTTGTATGATGTGAAATTATTCATAATCTATCTTATTTATACATTTTTCGAATTATGAAATTGTATAAATAGTCTTATATGCAACCCTTTGACAACTATAAAAATGACTCTCTTGTGAGTGCTGCAGCAACGATTCTGGAGGGCAAGACCTCAGACGGGTGTCTTCAAGAAGCACAGAGCGCAATTATAAAACGCCTATTAGCAGAAATTGACAATTTAAATAGAAGTCAAATGCAAGAATTTTTACTTGCATTTGCAGATCATATGGACGAGATGACAAAATATGCATCATCACGTGATCACAAAGGCAATCCAAGAGGCGTCATTAAAAAAATAAGTGATCACCTCTATGACGCAGCAAGAGCAGCAAGCGGATTAAAGACCGGTGAAAAGTATGGTTATAATGAAGGTGTTGAAGATAAAGGTGAGACACTACAGGAATATTACACCGCTAAATTTCCACTTGCTAAAAAGGCAATGGGAGCAGTGCGCAATCTGGATGAAGATGAAATGGAAGATTTCTTATTTGCGCTTGATGGATATTTTGACGGAGGAGAAAGTTCTGGTTATAAAGAATCAAGCAACATCTCTGCATTAATCTACAAGGCAGCACAAATTTGGAAAAATAGAAACGAAAGATATGCATAAAAACCCGCTTATAGAAGCAGCAACAAGAATCCTTCAAGGCAAGCCCGAAGACTTACAAGAGTCTTTTATGCGTTTGCCTGGACATGTCATCAACAATGAATTATACACGCTAGGCAAATCATTTCAACAATTTGTTGATTCAATAAAACGTGGCGATGACTTTGATCCAAAGAAGATCAACTCACTTATAACTGCATTAAATTCCATAAAGTCTTCTGCAAAAACTTTTAAAGATGGAGAAAGTGTTCCTGTTTCATATCAGTATGGAAACGTAAAGGAAGCTGCCGAACAAGACGCAGGCGAGTATGACGCTGAAGGCAGCATGGCAAAGACCGCACTTCGCACAATCATTCGCAACGCAAAAGGATTGCATGACATGCTAAGCGACGACGAAAATTTACCAGAGCACGTTCAAGCAAATCTTGTAAAGGCAGAAGAATATGTTGTCAGTGCTCGTGACTATATTGAGAGCACAAAGGAAGCAGAATAAATAAGACATATGAATAATTTTCATTACAACCAAGACCCGTTGTATGCCGCTGCAGCAAAGATACTCGGCAGAGAAT